ACGCTGTGTTGTCGGATGTGAATGGCTTGCAGTCTGAAATCGTTGAAGACCTTGCTTTGGAATTCGCCCAAATCGAAGGCGCTTCGATGGCCGTCAACAACGACCAAGCTGGCTCGACCAGTACGGCGACTGGTGCAACTTCTGGCCTGCGTGGCTTGGACATGTACACAAGCGGCTCTACAAGTGCTTTTGGCACATCTGGCACTGCCATCACCAACGGCATCCACACAATCGCCACAGTGGCCCAAACAGGCGGTGGCGTGGTGTACAACAACGTGGTTGACATGGTTACGGCTTTCCCATCGCAATATTGGGCTTTGCCCGGTAACGCTTGGCACATCAGCCCTGCCATGATTGACTCGTTGCGGAGCCTGAAGGATTCGCAAGGTCTGCCATTGTTCTTGGAGATTGGCGATGAAGATGGCGCTGCTGTCGGTCGTATGTTCGGCTTCCCCGTGATTCCGAACCCATACCTGTCCAGCTCTTTCCCAATCTACTTGGCAAACTGGCCTCGTTTCCTGACCATTGGCGACACTGAAGAAATGTCGATCCAAATGATGGAGCAGACCACTCCCGGCTTCGTTACACTATATGCTGAGAAGCGTGTGGTCAGCACCGTGCGTGACCCGTTTGCTGGCGTTCGTATGAGCGCCTAATAGGAGCATCTATGGCTGCGGACAGCGTTTTGACGGGTATGCCCTTTGGTGGGCAATCTCGCAATCCATTCAACTATGTCAAGGTTGAGCAGATTGGCCGAGATGTCACCACCAATTGGTTGACTGCCAATGAAATCACGGACCATCTGAACTTGTTTGATGACCAGAGTCAGGACGCATATGTCCTGTCTTTGGACTTGGCAATTCGGATGCATATCGAGGATTTCCTTGGCATGTCCATCTTCCCTGTGACATACCGTGTTTGGTATGGCGCGGAAAGCCTGACGGCCACTCCTGTGAGCCTTGATTTGCCAGAGGTAAGCCAGAATCAGAACCAGCTCAATGCTCCTCTGACGATTGGTGTTGTTGGTTACTACAACGACAACTTTCCGCCTGTGTTTACCACTGTCAACTCATCGCAGTATTTCTACGATAACAGCGGCAACAAGATTGTCATCAGCAGCCTGCCGACTGAAATCAACACTCAGATGACGGCTCCCATCGTTGTGGAATACACGACTGTGGCGAACCCCTTGGCGGCATACCCTGTCATCAAGCAAGCTGGCCTGCTGATCTTGACGCATCTGTACAACAATCGTTCGGACGCAACCGAGACAAAGCTGAAGACCATTCCTTATGGCGCTCAAGTCTTGCTTCGCCCCTACAAACCGTTAATTATGTGAACTTATGTTTGTATATTGGATTCATTTGCCAGAGCAAACCAACGTAGCGATTGAAGGCTATGTTGGTATAGCCATGAATTTTGAGCAGCGTATGTTTGCTCATAAGTCATGCGCCAAAATTGGCAAAGAACAAACCCTGTACAAAGCAATTCGCAAATACGGTTGGGACAACCTTGTTAAAGAAGTTATCCTGATTTCAAACGAGAACTACTGTCTTGAGATTGAAAAAAAGCTAAGGCCAACGCCAAGAATAGGCTGGAACATTGCTGTTGGCGGCGATTACTCGGGGGCGCATCTTAAAGGCATTAAACAATCAGAGCAGCATCTTGCCAACAGGAAAAAAGCTCTGATTGGAAGAGTGTCTGGGATGAAAGGCAAAACTCATTCTCCAGAAGCTAAAGAAAAAACTAGACAAGCCAACTTGGGTAAAGTTTTAACTGCGGAATCAAGGCAAAAACTTGCAGCGTCAAAACATAAGCCTTTGATGGTCAATGGTATAGTTTACGCAAGCTGGAAAGAAGCAAGCGAGAAAACTGGCATACCAACTGGAAGCATCTCTTACTTGCTTAAAGCCCCTTCCGTAAAAGGCAAGTGGTCTGCTTACAGTCTTAAGGAAGTAGCGTAATGGCAATCGCACGTTTTGAAGATGTCACCATCAAAAGTCTGGCTTTCGGCAAGTCGGATTTTGGTGAGCAATCAACCACTCAGACCGAGTGGTTCAAGACTCGTGCGCGTGTTGAGGATGTGGCGAACAACGTCAAGATTGCAGACAAGTACCGCCTGTATCAAGACTTGGTGAATTTCACATTCAACTACACCCCGAACACCAAACTGATTGTTGACAACCAACAGTCGTACTCCATCAACTGGCGTGGCAACGATTGGCGCATCACCGATGTTCGTGAATCGAATGACCGGATGACTGTGCGAATGATGTGCTATCGCTCTGACCCTGTTACGGCGGTGTAAATGGCAACACAGAACAACGTCATTCAGTATGGCAAGGCGATCCAGTACCAACTGAGCCAGATCGTCAATCCTGTGCCTGTGTATGCGGCTTTCAACCGTAACTTTTCCAGCCAGCCCAAGTTCATCACTTGGATGCTGCGAAACGTCCACCAGCCAGTCTATACAGGCCAGACGCAAAGCAACAAAGGCATTGACCGTCCTGTGTTCCAGATTTCGATCTTTACACAGCAAATTGAAGACGGGTTCACCATCTCCAACCAAATCCTTCAGGCTTTGCACGGATACAGTGGGCAATTGGGTAGTCCATCCGAAGGCTTTTTCATTGCGAAGGCTGATGTGATGTGGCTTTACAATAGCTACAACAACGAGGAAAATATGGCGCAAATCTTCTTGGATTGCACCATTGATGTCCCGGCGTAATACAAGATAATTTGTTCAACTATCTTTTTGAAGGAAACTCAAAATGGCTCTCATTAACAAAGTCTTGCCCGGTTATACGGCTACCCTGTGGTGTCAATCTGGCGAAACGCCAACTCCTCTGACCGACACTCAATTGGCAACTTGGACTGGTCAGATCGCTGACATCATCGGCACTACTGCTGGTGGTACTGGCACTGATGGCATTCAAGTGCCCGTGGAAGCAATCCCTGCTTTCGGTGCTGACGATGCTGTGGCCGCTTTCTCGGTTGCTGGCGCTCGTACTGGCGCAAAGATCACCACTCAGAACCAAGTGACCTCTTTGAGCGTTACTTCTGCTTGGAACCCTGCCAACGCTGCCCAATTGTTGATCCGTGATGACGGCTACAACGGCACAATCGTTCGCACCTACGTTGTTGCTGTGTATGACGGCACTGACACTGTTGCCTACGCTTTCAACGGCATGGTTGGTGGTATGTCTTGGGACATGTCTCCTTCTGCTGAAGGCAAATTCAACTTCACCATCCACCCAATCGGTGGCAACAGCTACGGCTGGAGCAACAACGCCTAAAAAACAAGATGACAACAATAAAAGACAACACAGACCTGTTGAGTTTCCTTGTGGGCCAAGCCGATTCTTCCAAGAATTGGTTTGGTTTCACTCAACAGCGCATCACAGCCATTGCGTTGGCTCATGACATTGCACGGCATCATGCCGACAAGATTCCACCTGAAAAGGCTGTGGACTATGCCATTGCTTTGAATCAGGCCATCTACGACAAGATCATCAAAACGACACGATAAGGAAAAACCATGTCACGAATTTCATCTGCTTTTGGCGACAGTTACCAAAAGGCATCTGCACATTTGCGTACCAAGACTTTTGAGCTTGGTGGGCATGTCTTCAAGGTTCGCATCCCTTTGACCAAAGAGATGGAGCAGCTTGAGGACCGCATCACAAAAATTGACGAAGCCGACTTGAACAGCCGATATGAAAAAATGTCTGGCAGCTTCCGTGACGGCACAGTGATTGAAGGCGTTGAAGTCATTGAGGACGATGTAATCATTGAAGGGCGATCAACCAAGGGTTTGGCTCGCTCTGTGATCCTCATGGAGCAGCGCATTGTTGAATACATCAAGCTGCTTGTGCCTGAAGTTGGCGACTTGGAAAACCTGACGTATGCCGAGGTGGAAGCCGAGTGGCCCATGACGGTCCAGCTTGAGATGATCGCCAGAATCACTGAGTGCATCCAGCCGGGATATAAGGACGCTCGAAAAAACTGATTCAGGACGCTCACTCGCAAGCTAGGGCATACATCTATGCCCACGGTGGGTGTCCTGACGATGTTCCGGTTGATGATCTGAGAAACATTGAGATTATGTTGTCGGATGGGATGATTGGGAACAAGGCGCTGCTGCTGGCGTTGAGTTCCTTGACCACTGGCAACTTAAACTCGAAAATGCAGAAGACGGCCAAGCCATTCCGAATGCAGGATGTCTTGCCGTCTACGCACGACTACATTGTCCCGCCTTTGAGTGAGGAGCAGCAGCGTGAGCAAACCAACCAGCAGATGCTGATGTTTGTTGCGATGAAGCCCGGTTCGGAGGCATTCTTGAAAGTGTGAGATGGCTCAATTGATTGACACGCAAGGCTTTGAAGGTAAAGACTTGAAGTTTGAGATTTCTGGCTTTGCGGATTTTGAGCGTCAAATCATTGAGATGGCAGAGGGTTTCAAGATGGATGTCGTCTTGAAAGAAACCCTCGCAAAGGCGGCTGAAGAGTCCATGAAGAGCGTTTATTACGCCGCCGCAGCCTATGCCCCCTACGACACGGAAAAACCTCGTAGTGATTACAGCCCATTTCACATGAGGGATACCCTTAAGCTGAAATCTCGTCTTACAACTCCAAACGATCGTGATGCTCCAAGCATCAATGAAAATTCTGTTGTCTTGGCAATCGTATCCGTCAAACGAAGTGCTGTATCTTTGGGCCAAGAATACGGCACATCTAAAATTCCTGCACGGCCTTTTTTGCGTCCAGCATTGCAATATGGTGCGTCAACGGTCATCGGCGATTTAAAGACCAGTCTTGCTGAGATAATTCCAGCATACGCTCAAAAACTCGCCAGAAAGAGGAAGTAATGGCTAATCATCAGAACGCAGCAACGCTTGGAGTTGCACTCAGTCTGGAGACAGGCAACTTTGTTACGGAGGCGCAAAAAGTCGCCTACGAAACACAGAAGATGAAGAACGCCATTGCGCGTGAGATGAGGGCTGCTGACAAAGAAATTCAGACTCTCAAATATGCAACAGAAGATTACGGCAAGGCTGTTAGCAAGGTAACTCTGCTTGAGCGCGAATTGGCTACTGGCAGATTGAAGAACCTGAAGGAAAGCGAAGGCGGCAAAGAGAAGGCGGCTCAACTGTTGGCGCAGGCGGCTGCTTACGACAAGATTGCAAACGCAGCAAAAAATGCGGCTGGCGCTCAGTTCAAGATGAACGAGCAGCAGAAGCTGCAACTGACATACCAGACAACTGACTTGTTCACGCAGATTGCGTCAGGCCAAAGCCCGTTCATTGCTGTATTGCAACAGGGCGGTCAGTTGAAGGATTCGATGGGTGGACTTGGCAACATGTTCAATGCTCTTGGGTCTTTCATCACGCCAGTTAGCGTTGGACTTACCGCTGTTGCTGTTGCCGCTGGATTAACAGGAAAAGCAATTTATGATGCTGCAACAGAAGTGGAGCAGCTCAATGATGCCTTGGCCTTGACTGGCAACTATTCTGAAGTAACGAGAGAGTCTTTCCAAAAACTGGCAACCACTCTGAGTGGCAACACTAAAGCAAGTCTTGGCTCAACCAAAGAAGCCTTGATGGCCGTGATTTCTTCTGGTCAATTCACTGGCGAGTCAATCAGTGCAGTGACTCAGGCGATCATCACCTATTCTCAGATTGCTGGCGTGTCTGCAACCGAGGCCGCGCAAAAGCTCAAGGGTGGCTTGAGTGGCACAGCCGAGGGCGCAAAGTCTCTGAACAAGGAGATGAACTTCCTGACGCTTGAGCAATACAAACAGATTGAGGCTCTGGAGAAGGCAAACAAAAAACAGGAGGCCGCACAGGTTGTTGCTGTGGCTTTGAACACCAAGCTGGAGCAACAGCGCCGTGAGCTTGGCCTGCTTGAGGGTGCATGGAAGTCAGTCACGACTGCCATGAGCAACTATTGGGACGAGTTCAAGCAATTTCTTTCTGGACCAACACAGTCTCAAACCGCCGAAGCAATTGACAAGCAAATTGCAGACATCAAGAAAAAATTAGCCGGGACTCCCGAGGAAGAGAATACGGTCTTTGCAAGAGGCTGGAGAAAAACTCTTGCTGCTCTTGAAAGCGTCAAATATGGCATGAATGAATTGGAGCGCATGAAGAATCGCTCCGCAGCGTCAAAAGATGTTGGTAATGCCAAAGAGAAGATTGACGATTACGACAAGTACAAGGGCATGCTTAAAAGCAAGGCTGGCGAAGTTGCCAAAGCCGAGGCTGAAGCAAGGTTTGCTGTTGCCAAACAAGGCGCAAACGAGCTTCAAATGCTTGAGCTTGAATCTAACAAAAAGATTGCCGAAGCCAAAGCGGAGATGACTCAAAAGAATTTGCAGGAAGATGGCCGAGCTGCCGCACAAAACCTTGAAATTTACAAAAACAAGGTCACTGCAATTGAAGCTGAGGTTGCAGAAAAGAAACGGCAGATTCGTACAAAGAACATGCTTGCCGAATACGAAGAGTTTGTTCGCACGGAAAAAGAAAAATCTGACGAATTCGTTGCTCAAGACAAACGCCGAGAGGCTATCAGAACGGATGCTCAAGGCGCTACTCGTTCGCTGGAGATTGAGAAAGAGCGCCTTGAGTTGAAGTATCAACTGGTTTACGCCTCAGAAAAAGAGCAAAAGCTGGCGATGATTTCGCTGGAGTACGCTCGTAAGCGCAAAGAGATTGAAGGCAGTCCAGACAAAGACTTTTTGACTGGTCAACTTGACCGCCAAGAAGCGCTGGAAAAAATGAACGTGAGCATTCAAGAGTCCATGCAAAAGACACAGCAAGTGTTTGACACTGTGTGGGGCAGCATGAGTGCTGCCATTGACAACTTTGTCAAGACTGGTAAGTTAAGCATAAAAGATTTTGCTCGTAGCACCATTCAAAGTTTGTTGGCAATGGAGATGAAAATTCAAGCCATGCAACTTGTTCGTGGTTTGATTGGTTCTGCATTTTCGGCTTTTGCTGGTGTTGGCGTAGGCTCTGTTGGCAATGCCGCAACGATGAAGCCGGGTGGAGGGTATTTTGCTGACGGCGGCAATCCTCCTGTCGGCAAGGTCAGCGTTGTTGGTGAACGTGGTCCTGAGTTGTTTGTACCCAAGACAGCCGGAACAATTATTCCAAACCACCTGCTTGGAGGCTCTGGCGGGACCACCAACGTCACAAACAA